TGATCCTTGTGATGGTGCTGATGCTTTTAATGGTACTGATCCTTGTGATGGTGCTGATGCTTGTGCTGGTGCTGATCCTTGTGATGGTGCTGATGCTGGTGCTGATGCTTGTGATGGTGCTGATGCTTGTGATGGTGCTGATGCTTGTAATGGTGCTAATGCTTGTGATGGTGCTAATGCTTGTAATGATGCTTGTGATGGTGCTAATGCTTGTGATGGTGCTAATGCTTGTGATGGTGCTGATGCTTGTGATGGTGCTAATACTTGTAATGATGCTTGTGATGGTGCTAATGCTTGTGATGGTGCTAATGCTTGTGATGGTGCTAATGCTTGTAATGATGCTTGTGATGGTGCTAATGCTTGTAATGATGCTTGTGATGGTGCTGATCCAAGTGCAGGCACGGATGCTAAAATTGGTGCTAATCTTGATGCAGATTCAGAAACTTGTGATGATGGGGATACTAGAACTGGTTCGGATCCTGCGCTAGATTTTGAAACGGATGCAGAAACTAATGCTGGCGTAAATGCTGGTGCTGGTGTGGATTCGGAAACTTGCACTGGCACTAATAATCCGTTAGGTGTTAATACCAAAGATGATTTTTCATTGATCTGTGGTATTGTTATAGATTTTTCAATTTTATTTTCAATATCTTTATCGTTAATTAATATATCATTTCTTATGATTTGTAATTTTTCTTTAGATAAGTTGTTTAAATAATATTTATTATTATTTGTAGATTGTTGATCGGTTGATAATGAAGAGGAAGTAGTAGAGTTTGATATTAATGCTATCAATTGATCTTTTGATAAATTATTATCAACAGTAATTATTTTAGAAGAATCTTTATCATTTTTTTTTTTTTTTTCAAAAAAAGTAATTTTATCCAAAAATTTAATAAAGTATTTGTGTATTTTAGAAAAATTTTGGAACGAATCTGATTTTGGTCCCATAGAATAAATAAAATTTGCTTTATGAACACTTATAGAATAAGGAAAATATCTTAAATGCGATATTAATCCAGAAAAACCTCCATTCGAATTTATGTAAATACTATTATTATTTGTTTTTATCATATCTTGAGATACACTAGTATTTTTAAGCAAACCATCTATAAAGATATTGAATGTTCTTTTATAAGCTGTAATTATAATATTGAACCATCTGCCTAAAGGTATATTTTTTACAATGGTTTGTAAGGATTTATTATTTTCTAAGTCAAAATATATGGATAAATCATTTTCTTCATTAAATATAAGACAAGGTTGACATTTATTTTTAGGAGCATTATATATACCTCTATATAATATATGTTTTAACTCTTTTTTTTTCCAATTAATATCATCAATCCATACCCAGACGGAAATTGAATATCCTTCTTTAGACATTTCAGGGATTTTAGTGCTTGTAATAATTTCATATTTTTTTGCATTTTTAGTATTAGTAATAAAAGTAGGACTATTTTTTTTTTCTTTTAAAATTTTTTTATATTTTTTAAAAATACTATATAATAAAAATAAAATAATAACAATAATTATTAAAATAATAGTTATATTCATTATAATATATAATTAGATTTAAAAAAAATAAATTAAAACAAGATATAAATAAGAGAATAAATTTATTTACATACTGTTAATATTTTATTATTTTAGCATGTAAAATAATTATTTCAAATAAATTATTTCAAATAAATTAACATAATGTAACTAAACTATTTGTAATTTTACAAAAGAATTAATAATATAATGATAAAACTATTTAAAATCATTTTCATTGTAATTATTATTATTAACAATATTTTTATTATTTTTTTTACTATAATTAATATAAGAGTGATTATCTAAAGCATATAATACTTTAAATATTAATCCTAAATCAACAATATGCCATAATGTAAACCATGAAAAAAATAGCGTAATAGAGACCATTGTAGCTAGAAAATATCTACCATCAATTAATGCTTTACATATTATAATAAAATCAGCAATTGCTCCATAAGCAAAAGGATAAGATGCTAGTATAAATAATAAAATATATATAATATCTAACGGCTTTTTAAAATCTTTATTTTTTTTAAATTTAAAATTAAAAATTTTTTTAGTATCAAAAAAAAAGCCAGCAGTTTGTATATTATTATTAATTTTTACATTATTTTTATTTTTTAAAAAATTAGTAATCAATTGATTTGATTGAGATTTATTAAAAGGTAAATAATCAGTTATCATATTAATTTTTTTATTTGTAGATAATTTTTTATTAAAGATTATATTTGAAATAGTTGATATTATATTTGATAAATCATTAAATTTTGTAGATAATATTTCAATATTATTTGATAAATAAAATTTATCATGTTTATTTTTAATATTATCCTGAATTAATATTATAAGCTCTTTATATTTTTTAATATTATTATTCATATTAATATTAAAAAAGATTTTTTAAATATTACATATTTTAAATATTAAATATTTAAAATATATGAAATATAATAATGATAGATTCTAAATTAAAAAGGATATTTGTAAAAAAAATATTAACAGATGAACAAATACAATTAAAAGAAGGAGAATATTTTGATGAATCATATTATCAAAACAATTTTATTTTAAAAGAACAAAATGTAGATGTTTATAAAGAAGAAAATGGGGAATTGCTCTTAAAAGTAAGACGAGGAGTAATACCAAAAGAATATACAAATTTAGCTTTAGAAGCATTTTTAGAAGCATCTAAAAAAAAACATGAAAATAGAGGAGCAGCCGCAGGTGTATTAGACAGAAAAAAAATGCCAAATTATATGGGTGAATTGATAGAGCCTGGTAAATTTAGGACGAAATTTAAATCATCAATAACTAAAAAAATGAGTAAACAAACACAAAGTAATTTATCACCGTCTAATATTGTAGGATATTATGATAAACCAGATAGAAATTTAAAAGGTGGTGGACCTCCGTGTCGTGAAACTGCATTTACAAGAGATAATTTACAAAAATGGAATTTATCTCTTTCATTTCTTAAAGTATGTGATAATTTGTTTAAAAAATTAATTCCAGATAAATATAAAATACAAAAAGAAAGAGCTGATAAAACACCTGATTTTATTATCCCTGATACTGCATATAGCACCGTAACAATTAATTATAGTTGGAGAACAGGTTTACATAAAGATTCAGGAGATTTGAAAGATGGATTTGGAAATTTAATTGTAATAGAAGATCCAAATAATGAAAATGAATATAATGGTTGTTATTTAGGATTTCCTCAATATGGAGTATGTGTTGACTTAAGAACGGGTGATTATTTAGCAATGGATGTTCACGAATGGCATTGTAATACAGAATTTATACCTAAAAACAATAAAATTAGTAATAAATTTAAAAAAAAAGATATAGAAAATGGTTGGCATTTTAATAGATTATCTTTAGTAATGTATTTAAGAGAAAAAATGATTAGATGTAAAGATAAAATTTTTTCAAAAAAAATAAAAAATGATAAATATATAAATATTTATAAGGAATTATTTAATAATAGTAGCAATTATCTAAATAGCAATTATATAGATAAATATAATAGTAAATATCAAAAGTATAAAAAATATATATTAAATAATACAATTAATAATAGTAATAGTATTGATAAAAGTAATAGTATTGATAACAGTAATAGTATTGATCATATTTATAATTTGAATAATTATAGTCTTAGTTTAAGTGATTATAGTGATACTTTAAGTGATTATAATGATACATTAAAGTAATAATAGTGATATTTTAAGTGATTATAATGATACATTAAGTAATAATAGTGATATTTTAAGTGATTATAATGATACATTAAGTAATAATAGTGATAATACTAATATTAGTTATATTAATGATAATAGTTATAATTTAGATAATAGTAATAGTATTGATTATTATGATATTTAAATATGTTGTTATTTACAAAATGACTAAATTCTAGTTATTAATATTTTCACAAATTTCAGATGTAATTAAGTATGGATTAATATTAGCATAGTAGCGTCTATCTTGAATATATCCTTTTTTATTTTTAAATGTTTTATAAGGTATTTTTATATTATTACTTATTTGTGAAATCTCATTAAAATCTAAATCAGATAAATTACAAATGTCTAATTTTTCTTTAAATTTTTGTTGAATTTCATAATCTGATAGTTTTATAATTGTCTCATATATATATTTAAAATCTTTTTGCAAATTTATATCTGTATAATTAATATAACAAGTTGAAATTATACTATCATTATAATAATTATTATTATTAAAACTAATTTGTGCATTAAATAATTCACTTATTCTTATTATTATATATCTTACTATAAGTAAATGATCACTAACATTTAAACAATTATCAGGACCAACTTGTATTTCCCATTGTGATGGTTTAATCGCAGAATTTATACTTAAAACGTTTATACCTGATTCTAAACAAGAATGAAAAGCCTGTTCAGATATTTTTCTACCAAAAGCATTATTAGAACCAATTGAACAATAATGTTGTTTATTATTTAATATTAATTCATTTGAATCTTTAAAACCATAAGGTTTATTAGTAATTTTATTAGGACAACAAGTGCAACTTTCCATAATTAAAAATTGTTGTTCAAGTATAAATAATGGTTGTAAATTTTCTGTCTGTTTTTGTATAATTTTACACTTATCTCTATAATTATTTATAATAGGATTATTTTTATAATCATATGTAGCACATAATAAAAGCACATTTGGTTCTTTTCTAAAAGGATCAGGAAATACAGCACAAGGTTTTAATATAATAATTTCTTGATTATTATTTCCAATTTCTGAATTATTATAACATTCGCATTCTTCATATATACTAAGATCTAAAACCGTTTCCATTATATTTTCTATATTATTTATATAAAAATTTATTGTTTTAGATTTAGATCTAAGATTATTAGAAGAATCTAACCATATATATTCTGCTAAAAATTTCATAATAATATTAATATAAATATTTTTAAGTGTTTTTTAATAATTTATAATATATAATTTTATCAAATTTAATAGGTAAAATCCAAGATAAATTATTATTAATTTCAATTTTTTGAATACAACAAGTATAATTTTTTATTTTATGAGGTAAAAAATTATCAGTTAAATCAAATTCATAATTAATTACATAATTATTTATAAAATAAGATATAATTTTATTATCAAATTTTGTAATATTTTTTAATATAATAGAAAATATATGATCTCTTAATTTATCATTTGTAATTAAATAACAATTTATAAATTTAGATAAATATATAATAGCATATAACCAATATAAATCATCATTTAATTTATTAGGAGTTTGATATAAAATTTTTTTTTTAATAAAATTATTTATAATTATATTTTCATTATAATTAAAATTATTATATTTTAAATGTCTATTATGCAATATAATTAATACTTCATAATTTTTTTCAATATAATAATTAACTACATTATCTATTTGATTAATTGAAATTTTATTACCTTTATCTGGCCTATTATTATAAAAACCAATATTAGCTCCATCAAGAATTACAACATTAGATTTTAGTTTTTTTTCATTTAATATTTTAATAAAATCTTTAAAATTATTTTTTTTTATTTCATTGTTCTCAATAAAATTTAAAATATTATTTTTTAAATTTAAATCAATATCTATTTTATGTAATTTAATATTATTAGATTTTTCAAGTATATTTTTAAGTATACTATATGTATTACTACTAAGTATATTAATATAATTTTTAATATCTAATAATATTTTATTATAATAATCAGATTTTTGAATTATTAAAACATACAGTATTTTACTAAAATCAATATCTGATAACATAATATTATATTGTCTTGTTTTCTCATATAATTTAATAATTTCATACAAATTATTAGTTCTATAAAATAAATCAATAATAGGAGAATATGTTCGTAGTTTATGATTTAAATTATTCAAAGAAATATAATTTAAATAATAATATATTTTTTCAAGATTATTAAAATCACAATATTTTTTTATTATACAAGAAATTGTATTTTCATTATCTATATTATCAATTGAATTAATATTTATTTCAAGTTCTTTAATACAATTTGAATTTATTATTTTATTATTAGTTTTATTAATTACTTGTTTATAATTATTTTTTTTTGAAACCATATTATTAATTATAATAAATATTATTTTAAATAATTATCAAATTTAAATACTTTCTTAATAATTATTAGTAATAAGATTATCATTTGCTTTTTCTATAATAACATAATCATTTTCATTTTCTAATAAATCATTATCTATTTCATTATTATAATAATTATTAATTATATAATTAACAAAATTGTCTCTAATTTGAATATCATCGGAATTTTCATCAGTAATATTAATTTCATTTTCATCTATTTTAACAATACATAAATTATCTATTGAATCAGAAGTATTTATAAAATTTATAATTGCATTTATAAATTCAGATGGTAATTTTTCTTGAATAGAAAAATCTAAACATAGCTTTTTACTAGCAAATAAAAAACTATTTTCTAAGAACTTTTTTTTTTTTTTACTATCATTATAATTTATTATATTATTTATTTTTTTTGTAATAAAAGGTATATCAATTATAAATTTAAAAAAAATATCATCAGAAATACTATTTATACCCCATAAAGTATGATTATTTTCAAAATTTAATTTAAAAAATATATAATTTCTATTACTATTTAGTAAAGAACAAATTCTTGTATGATTTGTAATTTTAATGCTTAGTATTTTTTCTATTTCAATAAAATTTAAATTAGTTTTATTAAGACTATCTATATCCAGCATAATTTATATATATATATTATATATTTTTTTTTAAATATATTAAATTTTGTTTCGCTATATTGAAATTATTATTTAATAAATTTTTTTTTATTATTGAAATATAATTGTAGTTTTCAGTATTTTCTAAAATATTATCTAATTTTCCAATATTAAAAAATAATTCTAAAATAATATCATTATTCATCCAACTTTTTTTTTCTGTAATATTTGTCTGCAAAATTATTATTTTTTCTAATATATCATTATAAATCTTTTCTAATTTAGTTTTTTTTTCCATAGTTATATAAACATTATTAAAACTTTTATCATCATTATACGAGAATTTTGCTATTTCATTCATATAATCTAAATTGATATTAGATTGATTTTTTAATTTAGAATTAATAGGACACAGTATACTATTAGATAAAACAGAATTTTTAATTCCTTCCATTGATTATTATAAATTAAATGCCTTTAAATGTTTTGTAATAATTAATTTTTAAATCGTTGTAGTTTATACAGAAAAATTTGATTGAAAAATTACCTAAAGATATATCATAAAATATACTCAAAACAAAATGACGAAGAAAATTGATAGCCGTATTGAGAAGTTTGCTAAGGCAGTTGAATCTTCCGTTGGATCACTTGCACCTACTGTTTGTGGTGAAAATGGTTCGGATATGTATACTATGTATGGTCTTCATGGTGAAGGTCATCCTATAATAGGTGGTCTTGTTGCACTATTTTCAGGTATTGTAGATAATACTTCAAATGAAGCTTGTAGTAATTTTGTAAAACAGGCTTATGAAAAAATATCTAATGCAAATGATATTTCAGAAGAAGGACGTGCATCTTTTTTAGCGGATTTGATAATATCAGCAATTCAATGTCGTGATATTAGAAACAATGGAAAGGGGCGTAGAGATCAAAGTAGAGCTATGTTTTTAGAACTTATCACAATATTTCCAGAAACTATGCTTAAAATTTTACCAGAATTAAAGGAATATGGATCTTGGAAGGATTATAATCTTCTTTTAGAACGTTTTGCAAATGGTCAAAAGTATAATGATATATCTCTTGAAAAGTTTGTTGATGCTATATATAATTTATATATAGAGCAACTTAAGGCAGACAGAGCTTCATATGATGAATGGCAAATACAAAATGAAAAGGGTGAAACTACGGAACGTTGTAAAATATCTCTTGCTGCTAAATGGCTTCCTAAGGAAAACAGATCATTAGATCGTTCTACAAAGTGTGCTAAAGAAATTGCTAAGAGAATGTATCCAGACTTATTTAAATATGATTTCAAGTCTGCTCTAAAGAAAGTCCGAATTTTCTATGCACCACTACAAGATGCTATAATTACTACCGAAAAACTTGAATGCGCAAATCGATTTGATGAAATTCGCTTTCAATTTGTTCCAGGTAAGTGTCTATTTAAGAAAAAGAAGGCATATCTTTATGAAAAGAAAAAGGGAAAGGATTTGCGTGGTTCTGATCCAAAGCGTATTCAATGTAGAGAAAATCTAATGAATCATTTAGTTAAGTCCGTAAATGGAAAAGCTACAATTCATGGAAAGACTGTTTTCATTCATGAACTTTGTAATCAAGTATATACAAATTGGAACAATCTCACTGAAGGTGATAAATTAGTTATAGAAGCACAATGGTTAGACCATGTAAATCATTTTAGAAAGTTGATGATTGAAAAGGGATTGGCTATTGATAAGGGTATTGTTCTAGCTGATTTCTCAGGCTCAATGTTAGGTGATCCGATGAATGGTGCAATGGCAATCGCAATTCTAGCATCCACTCTATCGGAAGGTCCCTTTAAGGATAAGTTTATGTCATTTGAATCCAAACCTAATTGGATTAGCTTAAGCTATCCTAATTCAAAGGAAGATTTTGATAGAATGACACATGGAACAACAAATTCAATAGGACATTTCTTTGGATCTAAGAAAAATCCTTTGGGAGAATGGGATTCTAACAGAGCTGGAAAAGAATTAAAATTTTGGGAAAAGGTAGGTGTTTGTTATACTTCACCATGGGGTGGATCTACAGATTTTATCTCTGCACACGATCTTATTTTAGATATATGCACAAAAAATAAAGTATCTGCTCCAGAATGGATGATAGTTGTTTCTGATATGCAATTTGACCAGGCACACCGAACAAGTGGAAATTCATATAATACTATTAATAGGCTTTTAGGTATATCTAATTTAGAAGAAGCACAACGTAAGTATGTGTCAAATCAAAATGGAGTTGTTTATACATATAATTCTTATAGTATTAAAACCGAAAAATGGCAAGATCATCATTCCATTCTTCAACAGGCATATAAGGCTGCTAATGTTGATTTTCCAACTATGATATATTGGAATATGCGATCTACTAAAAGTTTTGTCACTACCGCTGATAAGCCTGGTGTTCAAATGATTGGAGGTTTTAGCACTATGCAGCTTAAGCTTTTCCTTGAAGAAATGGAATTAGACCCTGATGCAAAGAAGCCTCCTACTGTCACACCTTGGGATACATTTAGAAAGGCAATGGATAATGAATGCTATGAACCTATTAGAATTATTATTAAAGAATGTGGTGAAAAACAGCTTTCTAATTACTCTATTCATACTTTAAAAACTACATCTGATAATGACACTGAAATGCAAAATACTTTAGAAACTAAAATTACATCTGATACTGACACTGAAATACAAAATACTTTAGAAACTAAAATTACATCTGATACTG